GCAGGAACTGCTTCTTGTCCTGATAATGTCAAAGTATATCCTGACAAATCACCCATAGCAGCACCCGTAACGATTGTACCACCTGATACATCCATTCCATTTTCTAATCCACATAAGAAGAAGTTACTATTGTTATCTTCAACTACAACTTGTGGTCTACCGTAAGCTAATAATTTAATTTGTTTATGGTCTACAATTGAAAGTTTCTTTAAAGTTAAATTCAAAGTTTGTTCAAAGAATGTAGTACCATTTTCTCTTGAAGAAGTAATTGCTTGTTCGAATGAACTATTACCTTTCAATTCATATTTATATGCACTTGGAGTACCTGCAACTGCACTAATAGCATCTGTATTAGTTACGTCATAAGTTACACCTGTCATATCACCCCAATTTACAAAGTAAACTGCTTTTAATCCACCATTGCTATCTTTGCAAGGTTCAATTCTACCTAATGAAATTTCACAAGCCATTTTTTATATTTTTATAAGTTAATAAAAAAAAAGGGATGGCGATTTTTTCACCACCCCTTTAATTTAAAAAAGCTAATCTAATTAGTTAGCAGAATTTGTTATACCATATGTAACGATATCTTGAACAATTCCGTATTGAACTGCAGCAGTAAATCTCATTACTACACGAACGTTTTGAGAACCATCAATTGGTGACATATCAATTACTTGTACTTCATTTTGGTCAGACAATAAACCTGTACCGAAGAATAAGTTAGATTTTTGAGCAGCGATAGCAATGTTTGAAGCTAATCCGTTTGCAACAAAGATTTTTACACCATCAAAAGATAATGCACCGTTGTTGAACCATTGAGTACCTTGATTATTAGTACCATTAGCACCTAATCCTGAAGCACCAAATCCACCTAAAGCACGAACGTAAGCACGAGCGATATTTTGAGAAACATAGATATACAAATCTTCTTTTCCGTACAATGCAGCAGGAATAGCGTCAACAATTTTACCTAATTCTGTGATTACGTTAGAAGCAGTAACTGTAGTTCCTGCAACCTCTTGAGCAGCAGGTAAAGCAGCATCAGCAGTTAACAAAGCAGTAAATCCGTTGAATTCACCTGCATTAGCAGTAGCACCTTTCCAAATGTTTTGTTCTGTTTTTTCAGCAACTTTAGCAGCAACGTGAGAAATCAAATAATCAGCAAAGCTTGGAGGCAATGAATCAAAAGCAGAATATCCCATAGATACAGCTTCCCAAGTTGCGTGGAAATCTTTTTTACACAATTGAAGATTTACTTGGAATTCTTCAGGAGTGATAATTCTTTCGCTTAATGTTACAGTAGATGTAGCATCGAAATCACAAGTTGCATCTTTTACGATTGCATCTGTACCGATTCTTTGAATTACAGATTTGTATTTAACATTAGGCATTACCTCGATTCCACCATTTTCAATAGTAGAAGCAGATAATAAAGCAGCAGAGATATATTTAGAAGCAAATTCTCCTGCATAAGTGGTAGTAATACTTGTAGTAGTAGCCATTTTTATTTATTTAGTTTATTATTATTAATTAAAAAGTTTTGCCATAACTCTATCTTGAGTTGTCATTTGGCGATTAGATGCAAATTTCTGAACTTGTGGAGCTTTAACTTCAGGTGAATGTGTTAATGGTTCAACACTTAATTCAACTTCTTTAACAGGAGAAGATTTTAAATCTTCATCAGTTTTATCTTCTTCATCTGCAGAAAGTTTAACACCTTTCAATTCAGCAATTTCGTTTCTTAATTTTTCAATTTCAGAAAAGAACATTTCTTTAGAAACAGATTCTACAATTCTTTTAGGAGTAGCCATAGGAGCAGATGCTTCAACTTCTACTTCAACTTCAGGAGTTTCCATTTCAGGTTCAGGCATTACTTCTTCAGGCATTTCAATAGAAGCAATAATTCCTTCAACTTCAACCTTTAGAAGCATTCCATCTTCTAAAAGGTATTCACCTACAGGCATTGCAATTCTATCTTCACCATTAACTATAAAAACAGCCATTTCAGGTTCAAAAGCTTCTGCTTCGATTACCGTACCGTTTTCAAGCTTCATTTGGGCAAGTTTTACTTCCATACCCAAAAGAGTTTTGATTTCATTAATTACACTCATTTTTATTTATTTAAATATTAACCTTTTAAATTATCTGCAACTCTTGTCATACCTTGAGCAAATGCAGCATAAGTTTTAAATGCTTTTTCTGCTTCAACATAATCTTTACTTGATTTAGCATCAATTCCAAGTTCTTTTGCTTGTCTTTCAAAAGCAACTAAATCAGAAGCCATATCGTCAGCCATAGAGTTTCCTAAATCTGACCATTTTCTAATAGCAGAAATAGTCATAGATAATTCTGACTTTTGTTTTTCTCCTAATTTTTGCAGTCCATAACCTTCATCAGTATATTTTTTCAAACCATTTGTATATGATTTTAAATTATCTAATAAAGCCAATTCTACTTTATGTGAAGCTAATTCAGTATTATTTGATTTCCAAAGCTTGTTGAAAACCGTTTTTTGTTCGCTCATTGTAATTAATTTTTAGTTATTAATAATATTATTTTTATTTGTTATAAATTAGCCATTGCTTCTAACTATAGTTGTAGTACCATCTACAACAGTTATAGTGGCCCCACCTTGTGATACAGTTGAACCAATTCCTTGTGATTGTAATTCGCCATCACAATTTTTAACATCGTATTTACCATCTTTTCCAAGACATCCACGTTTTCCACCTTTTGGTGAACTTGATTTACCCATAATTTTAAGTAGTTTATTTAGCATTAATATTTATGATTTTGTGTTCTTTGTATAAAATAAATTACATCGTATATAGTTCCTGTGTGCGAAGCTTTTATTTTAACTTCTAATCCATTTGTTACTACATCTTCATCAGCATAGTATTGAAATGTTTTAGCAAATATGTGTTCTACATCATTCCCTTTTGGAAAAGTAATAGTGTCACGAATTCTATCGTATGGCGTTCCATTACCACCTTCTAAAAACAAATCTAAATAACCATTAGCATTAGATATTTTTGCTTTAAAAGCAATAGTTACTACATATACATCAGCATCAAATTCAGCATATAATTTATTATCGTGATAGTAATCTATATCTGAATGAATATGAGTATCTATAACATTACCTTTATTATTAGGCACTACAAATTCAGCAGTAGTAAATGTTTTTGGACTTGCACTTGTATATTGTGTATCATCGTATCTTGCCCAACCTAAACCCATTTTATCTGATTGTGGTGGGTAAACTCTTACTTGTTCGTTATTGAATCCCATAAATAAAGATTCATTAGTTACAAGCATAGCACCTTGTTCAATATTTACATTGTCAACTTCTTCTTGAGAAGCGTTTCCTACGTGAACTTTAAATGCTGTATTTTTCATTATAGATTATGATTTACAATAATTTGTTTAATCTTTTCAATCAATTCTTCTTCTTGTTCTTTTTGTAAACTCATTTCTAATTTATCAGCAAAATAACCTTCAATAGAAAATCCTTTTACCTTACCTGTTTTAACAAAATCATTCCAAATAGTATCGTTGTTTACTTTCATAGAAACCATCCAAGTTCCAACAGGTGCGTTTAAACCATACTTTTTAGACTTGTCCATTTCAGTATCTTCTACAATCCAAGATTCAACTACAGACAAATCATTTATCTTTTTTTGGTGTTCTAATGTAGCGTTGTTTTGATTGCTATTCATTAAGAATAATTCACTTGCCTTTTTTACAGTTGCATCTGAAAAGAAAATGTAATATTCATCTTCACCGTTGCGTCTATAAATATTCTTGTTTGGAATTAAAGCAGCACCCATTAAGATACGCTTTTCATCATCCACTTTTGCAAGTTGTAATTGTTGATTAAGTGCTATGAAATTTTCTTCTATTGCAGGGAATTCTACAACTGAAATAGCTTCTACACCACTTAAGTCTTCTTTTTCGTCTATGATTAATTCTACTATTCGCATTTTATTTTTATTTATAAATTAAATTATTTAGTTTTTGTTAATTTCCTAATGTAGCAGTCTTAACAATATTTCTATCTAAACTTTGTTGTGAGCTTACATCATTGGCTACAACATAAGCTTTCACAGGTGCTTGATTTCCTAATGTTTGTGCTATTTGATTTTGTCCTGAAGTACCTACTACGTTAAAACTTGGAGCAGCAGGAGCTGAAGAAGCTGAAGAAGAACCTCCAATTGAATTTCCAACAGATGCACTACCTACAGACCCACCACCTAATTCTTTTAAAGCGTTTCTTGTAGCTAATAATGAACCCGCTACACCTAAAGCCGCACTTATTGTATTTATAGTAACAAAAGGTTGTCCTGCACTTACAGGGAATGCTGCTACTGCTTTTGCATTAGCTACTTTTGTATTAATGATAATTCTTGCAATACCTGCTGCGTTTTCAGCAATTACTGCTGCTTTTTGTAAATCTTTATTCTTACCTGCTAATTGTTTTAATACACCTACACCTTGACCTACTAAATCTAAATATGAATTTTGAATTGCTATTTTAGCATCACGTTCTATTTCAGCATTTTTAATAGCATCATTTTTTCTTTTTTCTTCTTCAAACATTAAAGCATCAGTAACTGCAGTAGCATCTGATAAAACTTTCGCATCTGCTGCTTCTTTTTCTAATGCTTCTGCTACTTTTCTTTCTCTGTTTGCATTATCTATACCAATAAAG